TGTACAGTTCCTTTAGATCGAGGTCTGGATTAGAATTCTGAATCCTCTCAACTACTTCCTCAAAAGTTTCAAAAACAGCATCTGCACCGTCTTCAGCTTCTTGAAGCTTTCGCGGTTTAAATTGACCTAAGAACATTGCGATAGGGTCTTCTTTAGTTGCCGTAGAAGCAATAAAATCTAGGCTACCATCCTTAGCGAATATTTTTTGTAACTCAGGAATAAAAGTTTCGTAGTCGATCTCAATGTCTTTTGTTATGGCGCTGTACGCATCATCCACTGCTTGTCTAGATGCAAGGAAGGATTGTAGTAACTGCTCCCCAGCCGCATCGTTGAGGGCCGCAACTTCATTCTTAGTCGAGCCCAGCGCCTCGGCGTTGTCCATAAGGATGTTTTTTGCCGTGTCTAGCTGGGACTGACTTAACCCAGCTTCAGCGCCACTTAGCAACTCTTCTGTTTGCTGTACGGCTCCTCGGGATGTATTTAAGGCGTCTACGCCTTCATCAACCATCCCTCCTAAGAAGTCTACAGCGGCTTCTGGCCCGCCCTCAATCGCACCCTCGGATGCGGCGTCCATAGTGTCACTAATCTGCCTATTAATATTGGCAGTTGCACTTGTAACAACACCTTCTGGATCGGCGGCAGTACCGACTACTTTTTTCAACTGGTTAATGTTGGAGATTAGGTCATTTGCACTTGAAGTAACAAACTCCTCAAAGCCTTCTGTGCCAAGCTCTGCTATTTTCCATGCGTATGCGCGTCTGAAGTAATCTTCAGCGCCCAGCATTATAGAACCAGCACTATCCAAGTTTATTTCAGATCCACCGGCCAATGCACTCTTGAAAGTTGCATTTTCATCTAGAACGTCAGCCATTACTTTGGCTTTGATTACGAGGCTTTCTACAGGCTCATCTGCACCACCTACCATTACTGGATCAATCTTCTGCATGAACAGAAGGGCGGTAGTTCTCTGTAGCTGTTCTCCTTTTGGAGTTCCTTTTGGTAGTATAAAACCACTACCTTTTCTCCAAAGCCAGCCAGCGGATTTTCCTAAGACTATTAGGCCCGCATTAATTCCTGTGCTGTCTATGGCATGACCCAGAAAATCTTTAACGCCGCCCTCTTCCATACCAAGCTGATCTAGTGCCCAATCTCCTACTAAGGGCTCGGCATTTTGCCCATCAAGAACTAGGGCTTCACCTGTAATGACGCCTGATCCGATAAGGACAGATTTAAGGTATTTATCAAAGGCCAGCTTGTAGTCTACTGCTCCGCCCTTCTTCATCTTTGAGTATACGTTGCCCATTTGCTCGGCAAGCTTAGGTGTCATCTTAGCCAAGCCTGGGAGTGCTAGTAAGCCTTTGGCTAATGCCCCTCCTGTAACCGCACCGCCGATAACCTCACCGATATCCATGCCGATTTTCTCTAGCTCGGTAGCGGCTGGCATAACAGGGATCATGCCGTAAGTTTCGTTAGAGCTTGGATCTCCCCCAAAATACTTATCGTAAAAGTACTCAGGTACAGACAAGGTGCTACGCAACATCTGCATACCAGCGCCCTTGAGTACTCGTTCAATGCTACCGTCCAAAGGATCAGGTACTAGGTAGCTAACTTCTTGCTTACCCTCGCCTCTGAATTCAGAAGTGACAGGCTCTGTTCCCTTTTGTACCCGTATGCCCGCGTCATATTTAGGGGCGTTGGGGTTACTTTCTATGCCCGCATCATCATATAAGGCATCCGCGTTTGGAATACGCCCTGTGATGGGCTCACCAACACTTTCCTGTATTGCGAGGTTCTGCTCCTGTACGGCGTTTGCTAGAAACTCTTGACGCTCATCAGAAGTCTGTAGGCCGGTGTAGGCGTCTGTCTGGACAGCCTCCACGATCACAGGGTTCATTTTCTCCTGCTCCGTGATAGGTGTTTCCATTCTATCTACCGTACCGCCCAGCCCGAGAAACCCGAGCATACCCGTTCTATACTCAGGCTCTTCAACATACCCGCCTGAGAGAGCGCCTTGCTGTCCGTGAAATGGGCCTTTCTTTTCTGTTTCCGTATCCTCTTGTTCCGAAAGAGCTTGGTCGAGGACAGCGTTATCGGCCTTTTCTAAAGTAAATTCTAATGTTTCAGCCATCAGTGTGTCCTATTCAAAAAACTTGATGGAGATTTTAGGTTCTCCATTTGCGGTAGTAGTTCTCTCCACCCAGAATTTCTTGCCCTCTGCCTTCAGTTTTCTAATCGCTTCAGCCGCCGCCACGCCTTGATCACCGCTAAGTTGATCTAATACTGCGTCCGGCAGAGAGTCACTTTGAGGGCCGAGGTAGCGGCCTTGAATGACCCCTGTTTCAGACTGTGCCCACAGGTAATTGTCTAGGGCCCGTTGCGTTGTACGCCCCGCTTCCACGCTTTCTGCGCTAAACCGAGTAGCGTTGGGCATTAATATTCTGTCGAATACATCAGTGCTTTTTCTGGCGTTGATGATTGAAGGGCTCTGCCCTGCTATCGATACTTGCTCGTTAAAGCTAACCCAGTGGTTGTTCACCATGCTCTTCAGTGTCGTAGTAAAGACAGTGTAATTATTCCCTGAGTTAACAGAGTTTTTAAGCACCCGATAATCTTGGTTACTAAAGCCGTTACCCGCTTGCCCTTCAGCCCTACCAACAGAGAAGATAAAGCGAACCATGTCTGCTTGAAATTGCTTGTAGACATTTGCTTGGGCTGTAGTTGCGTTTGATAGCCCGTCAAGACCCTCAATTTTAGCTAAAACCTCTGATTGGCTTAGGTTTCTGTAGTCCTCACTTCCCAGCAAATCAACAAACGAGTCTAGCTCGGTTTTGAAAGAGCTAAAAAGACTATTTATTGATCCGGCCGTAGTAAGAGTGTTTTCATACATCGCAACCTTATCAGACAGGTTTTTAGCGTTAGTAGCCATTTGAGAAATGCTAACAAACTGTGCCTGTAATTCAGACGTTTCATCATTCGCCGCTGTTATGCGCTTATCTACATCGTCTGATTGGGCTAGTGTCATTGCACTGACGTTTGTATACGGAGCAGTTTCACCGTCAGTTGGCTTGTTCCAAGGCTCGTTGGTCATAGGATCGATGAACCCACCGGCCCCATCACTAATCAAGTTTCTTGTTTTTTCTACGCCGTCTGAATTAGTAAATGTAACCACCATTTCCATAGGATCGTCTGCTACTTTTGTGGCGGCAGAAGCGGCTAAGTAGGCTTTTTTTGTAATTTTGAACGATGCTAAAAATGCAGAATCTTCATCAGTTAGCTCGTCTGGAGTCTTATTTAGAATACCTTCTTCTTTAATAGAGTCGGCGGCGAAGTTAGCTGGGGTGTATGTCAGCGATAGCCCATCCGAATCTGTGGAAGTCATTTCTTTCCAAGTAGATTCTGCTTCTATGAGAATTTCTCTCTGATCTATCAGAGCCTTTTGGTAGGCATCTGTTTCTGCGGGGGTACGCACCGGAAGACCTTCGTACCGCTCAATGACCTTCTCTGTAGCCTCCCAAGTTGGGTCGTTATAGATAGTTTGCATGTAAGAAGTTTTGGCCGCTAGGGCCTGTGCGTCTGCGTCACCCAAAGTATTAAAATGCAGAATTCTCTCTTGCATTATCTTTAGGTTGGAGTAGTACGCATCATCTAAACTTGCATCATCAGTCGGGTCATAGTTAGCTACAATATTACTAGCATTCCTATACTTATCATCGCCCCTCTGGAAGGTATCCCAGAGCATGGCGTTAGCACTATCAAGAGTGTTGTCTATGCTAGTGTCTAGCTTCCACTTCTTCTCAATTATTGCATTTGCTTGTGCTAGTAGCTGACCACTTTCGGCACTGTTAAAGACTTCAAACAAAGTCTTACCACCCAACTCGGGGTATTTAGTTCCGTTGTCTGTCCTCATGTTTTCGACATAGTTGCCTTTTGTCGAGCCGTCTGAGGATACTAGCCGCAGAGGCAGAGTTTCCCCTGTCCCACGCCTAATCGGAGTGTATGCGTCTGAGCCTACTGAGGAAGCTTGGATGCGGTTGAACGTATCTATATTAGACAATCCAGTTTGGATAAGAATTTCAGCATCAATCTTCTCTCGGTGCTTCTTCTTAAACCAACCAACCAGACCAGTTTCGTCACTCGGGGGTATTACAGAAACGGGCTCACTAAGATCTACCGGAGTTGCCGCCGAAGTTGTCTGGGCATTGCCGCCAAACTTTTCGAGGTAGTCGCTAAGGTAAGTCCGAGCATATGTGCCATCAGGGTTCTGTACTTCGTCTGATGGGTTACTAGCACCGCCGGAAGTTAGGAAGTCTGTAGCCCCCTTCTTACCGCCCAGATGGGCCATAGCAAGAATGCCATCGGCCGTCACAGTAACGCCATTAATCTCCGTTCCTACATATTGTTGTAGGCCAGAGTCATTTGCCCACTTAGTCAGATCACCAATGTGCCAATCTCGTAGCGCCTTACGTTGCTCGGCGTTAAGATTAGGTATGTCATCTAGAGTTAGGTTTGTTCCGTTAGCCGTGTTGTAATCCTGTAGGCGTAGCTTACCAAACTGCAACTCCCCCACAACTACTCGGCCCTCAGTATCCACCGTGCGGGCAGAGGTATCTCCACTACTCTCTGCGCCAATTAAGTTTGACTCAAAGTCGGCAGACGGAGCTATTGTATTTAGGGCCTGATTGGTTTGTACATCTACTGGTAGTGGCTCCCCTTCTTCAACGCCAGATGCCGCCTCGGTTAGAGCCGCGTTAGTCTGATCTGCTAGGTCGGTAGCCGGAGTCGCTACCCCATCAATAGGCGCAGTTAAGTTATCTTTCTTTGCCTCAAGTGCGGCCCAAGAAGATTGGTTGTTCTGGATCATCTGCTCTATTGAGGAAACAGTTTGCCCTAGCCGTGCCGCATCATAAATATTGTTGTAGGCCGCACTATCTGCGGAAATATCATATTTATCCATCAGCCTAGTAGCCAGATCATCGGCTTCTAAGTCTTTTTGCTGTTCAGCTTTGTACCCAGTGTACTTTGCTTTAAACCCAGCAAGTTGCTCTTTTACTCTAGAAGTTTTTATTGCTTCCCCGATTTGTAGACCTTTAATAAAGCCATCGGAGAGTCCATCCATTCGATATCTACTCACCGCTGTTCTCCTTTATGGCTTGCCCAAGCTTAACTCCTGTGACTAGGCCATCTCCCGCCCCATTCATGTCGAATGCGGGGTCAGGTTGTCCGAATACTGAGGGTGTCATTGGGCTCGGGGCCATCAGACCTCCGGTGTTAAATGCAGGGACATCCTCTGGGTCGGCTCCGCCGAGCATCTCTTCTTGCTCTTTGCGTAAAGCTTCTACTTCCTCGGGATCTATTGCTTCGTTGGGTGTGCCTCTTTCAAGGCGCTTATCTACGACTTCTGCCGACACATACTGAGGGGCTTCATCGATCCCTAGTTCATATTTAATGTCGTAGCTTTTTGCCATTATCTCAAATAAACGAGCTACTGGCCCAGCTATAAGAAGCGCAAAGTCAGGTGACCACTTACCTTCACTAATTCCTTTGGTCACAACCATGTCTACACAGGCGGCTATAGTCACTTCAGATTTAAGAAGGTTCATGTACATAAACCCTTCCTGAGTGTCCGTTAACTGCTCTGTGATGTAGTCTACGGCTTCATCAGTGTCGGTAATATCTGGCGGTCTACGCCACGGATAATTACGCTCATCTGAAGTTTTATTCTCCCCAGGGATAGGGCCATCTGGATTACGGGGGTCGAGTAGTTGTCTAGGCATCAGTCTCTTCCTCTCCATCTTCACCCATAGCTTCTTCTAAGGTGGTTTCGTCTTTCAAAACTTCCTCTTCCAGTTCATCGAAAAACTCAGGGGTGTATTGTACACTTTCCTGTATCTCTCCGATATTTTCTGCCAACTTTCCTTTATAAAAGGATGCTATGGATTTTCTTAAACCTTCTTCAAATGTCATCGTGGGAACACCTCATCGTAATTCACCCTAAGATATCCGTCCTCGCCTTTTTGAACGGACTCGGGTTTAATTTTCATAACTTCTTGTGCAATTACGCCTAGAGTAGGTTGATTTTGTATCCCCATTTCATGAGCTTTTTCGTTCCAATCCCATTGATAAATGCCCACCCCGTTAGTGAGGTCTTTGACATGCACCACATTCTCTTTGAGGCGGATATCTGATAGGGCGGCAAATACGCCGATACCTGTTCCAACTGCGTTCAGAACTCCGTTTATTTTGGAGGCTTTGTACTCTTTGCCGATCTGGTACTTTTGAATGTCGTATCCGAGCTTGGCCTCGAAAATACGCAGTAAACGATCTCGGGCGTTCTCACCCTCTCGCCAAGCGTAGTCTAAGAGGGAGTCGGTACGATCCCACATCTGGTTAAGCTGTTCAGAAGTGAGCCCTACCATATTCTTTACGTCTAGTGCCGCCGCTTCAAACTTCTGCTCGGACTCTAGAACCGTAATATCCTGCCGCCACTTTGCGTTACCGGCATCAACTTTATATTGCATGGTTTGGTAGAACTGCTCTCTATTGTTCTCAAGAGAAGCATTGAACTCTCGCATGTCATTTATTTCGCCCGCATTAAACTGCTTCATGGCGTTAGACTGCGTTGCGTTGAAGCGAGAGATCTGTGACCCAAGCTCATCGTAAAACATATCCATTTCATTTTGGCTTGAAGCCACAAATTGACGTTTTACGTTTTCTTGCTTGGCATCTTCCATAATAGATTGCTGACGCAACTGCATTTTTAGGACATGCGTCTGTTGCTCATTTTCTAAGTTTTGAAGATCCATCATCATAAAAGATTTGGCATTGGTGACAGCTTGCGTCATACGAGCATCCAGATCTGCCACATTCATCTTAGATAGAATGTTTGCCGTGTTTAGTGCCTGAGTATTTCGTGCATCTAGGTTCTTAATAGTCAGGGTCTGGAAAAACTTACTGTCTGCGTTTGCGATAGGTAGGATAGATTCCATTGTGGCGGCGGAGACTGCGCCCATTGCGGCCGTCCCTGTCACACCACTAAGGGCCATCATCTTCATCACGCCCTTAACGGCTCCGGCGGCAAACGCAGGGATTCTGGGCTCCCCTGTCACCGGATCAACAAATTGCTTTTGCAGTATTTCAAGCTGTCCTGCTACTGTAGCTTTGGCGTCAATGTAATTACCTTCGCCAAGCTCCTGCGCCAGCATCTTTCCAGAAAGAGTTGTGGTATCTACAACCGTGGACATGTTCTGGGTGTAGACCGTGTTTAGAGATTGCCCTACTTGGTTAATTGTTCCATCTGCGTTTACGCCAGTAGCTAACCCTTTCATGTCTAGGGTATCGATGTTCACTATGGCTTCATCGCTAACAGTACCCTGTGCCGCATTTGCATCAGCAAGCGCACTGTTTACTGAGGCTTGGGTATTCTGAACAGTGTAGCTATTAACATCGCCCTGCGTGACGTTGCTGGCGAGGCTAGTGTTATTTACGGTTGCAACATCCTGAGAAAGACCTCCAGCATCTATGCTGTAGTCTGAGCCGTCTAGTATAGTCCCAGGTGTGTTAGGGTCGATGCCCTCTACGTCATCGGAGAGAGTTCTGTCAGGGCCTAAGAATGTAGAGGGGTCGTTGATTATTGATGTAGAGACTTCTGCTACGTTAGTGCCGCCCACTACCTCAGAATTATTAGAAACTGATGAATCTGTCCCAGTTGGACTATTTGCAATGGCGGCATTTTCATTAACAACGCCTTCGCCGCCAGCTATATCCTCTAGAGAGAGGTCAGTGGTTTGTCCTGTATCACTGGCATTGCCCGTTACAGCACTTATGTCTCCTACGAGCCCATTTATATCAATTGGTATTGGCATTTATTTTATCTCGCTCTATGTGGCAGTTCCGGAGAGTGTCTCGTAATTTTATATAGTCGATGATGGCACGGTTGATGGCTTCAGAATCTGCCTCAGAAACAGACATTAGTTCGTCTGCTAACTGGGAATTAAATTCATCATCATAAACTATAATCTCAGGGCAATAGATCTCTAGTGTGCTAGAGCCCCTTGTCGCGCAAGCGGTCAATAAGCTCACTGCGGTTATTAATAGAAGTACTCTCATCAGCTTCCATGTTTTTGTAAAATTCTGCTCTGTCTTTCTCTGTCTCAACATCATCTTTCAGATGCTCGACTTCGTTAAGCTTTGCCCCATCCTTTCTTCCAAGGATGTAGAGAATGGGCAGTAGAGCCGCGAATGCCGCATAGAGGTAAATCTTCAGTTTCCCAGTTAAGATGGAAAACACTAGGCATCCCCTTTGTTATGTGAACTAACCCTCGCGTAAGTAACCAGACCAATCCCTAAAACACTTAAAGTAACGAACAGTATTTTTAAGGTGTCTGAGTAGGAAACGAGAGATTGGAGGTTTCCAGCCGCATCAGTTATTACAGTCCCTAAAGTACCGGCTCCGGCAGTTGCCGCTCCGGCGATAGTCTTAGACTTCTTTAAAGGCTTGAGGGCGGTTGGTGCTGGCTTCTGTGGCATAACTTCACCACCTTCATCCGCCAGTACTGCATCCATAGAGAACAACGCCGCCTCTGCCGCCCTACGTCTGGTAAGACCAGCTAAGGGCGTTAATACGCCATCTACTTTAGCTTTATTCCATCGTAGTAACTGTTCCGGTACGGCAGAGTAATCAGAAGCATTTAAAAGCTTTAGGGCCGTACTCTTAGAGAAATTTCCAGCACCTAAATTAAAAACAAACGACACCAAAGAGTCGAACTGGTTTTGAGATAAGGGCACTTGTACAAGACGTTGTACGTCTTTTTCAGACTGCCTTACATCATCAAGAAGAAACTGCTCGCATTCTTCTACAGTAACTTTCTGACCAGAGCGAACACCCTTGGTGTGACCCCAACCTAGCGTCCAACGTCCGGAGCTACAACGGTACGACCTAATCATACCGTCATCCATTTTTTTATCTAACCCCTCAAACTTCTTAATCAGGGTTACGCCATCTGGGCTGATATTTGTTGGGTGCATTGTTTGCCCTTTCTTAGCTCTGCACCGTTGCAGAATAAGGGTTCGCTGTACCGCCCGAGTAAGTCCGTGCTGTTCCTGTAGGCCCAGCCATCGCAACATTAGAGCCTGGGACGTAGCCAAGCTCATCCATACGGGCCATCAGTTGGTTGATGTTTAATGCAGTCTGGTTATTTAGACTGCCGTTTGCTGAGAACTGAGATAGGATCAAGCTTCCTTGGTCATCAATCGCTCGGGTAATGTAGTCACCATTTGAGAGAGCCGACTGTCGGATAAGAGCGCCAGTACTGTCAAAGGAGTCTACCATTGTTCCGTATGTGTTTCGGAATTCATCGTCAATGTTGGCGCTAGTGTCTGCCAGAGTAGTTCGGACAGTATCTAATCGATCAACAAACTCATTCCGCATTGCTTGGTCTTCCGCGCTATTTGCTTGGAATCCAGATGTAATCATCTGAGCTACGGACGCAAAGTCTTGGCCCTGACTAGAAACAGTGTTCCCAAATTCATCTTGACCGGAGGCCACATTAGCTAGGGTAGTGTTAGTCTGTTGTTGCTGTTGGCTTGCTTGAGCAAACGCGGCTTGATTATTTGCGTTGGTATTTGCTTGGCCCGCCATCAAGTCGTTTGTATTAACGGCTTGGGCTTGTGCAATCTGACTACGCTGTTGATTGGCGAGAGTTGTATTATCGTCATACTGCTCTCTATAGTTCGTAAAGTCAGAACCTATGTTACCCAGCCGAGTAATAGTATCGAGTGAATCTGCCTTTAGGTCATCATAGTAGTTTGTGTTCTGTAGGCCAGCCGCCTCTAGCGCGGCTAGGATGGCATTTTGTTGCTCTAAGTTAGCCGCTTGGTTAGTGTTGGCTAGGTCTTGAAGAAGGGCTGTATTTTCCAGATTATCTGACTTTGTCTCCTCGTAGAAGCCCAGCCGGTCTTCTATACCTTTAACGCCGTATAGTCGGACTTGCTCCATCTGGTCGATCTTGTCTTGGGCATTTTGAGCTATCAACTGCTCCCCAAACAGCGCCCTATCTTCATTCAAATTCTGAAATTGGGTGTTAATATTATTAGTAGAATTACTAAACCCAGTATTCATTGAATCTGTCAGAGTATTCGTCTGGTTGTTGATATTGCTGTTAATTTTCTCAGTATTAAGATTTGAGAGATTAGTCTGGGACGCAAACCCATCCGTTACCGCCGTATTCAAATTATTATAATTGCTTGCGGCAGTTTCATTAGCCGCGCTTGCCGCAGTTGCGGCCGCTTGCATCGCATTGTCTCGCTCAATTGACGCTTGCTCAAACGCCGCTTGGGCGGCGGCGGCATTAGCTTGCATCGCGTCATAATTCGCTTGAATAGAGTTGGAGATATCCGCTTGACCAGTACTCAGCCCCTCAAATTGCTCCTCATCAAGCCCATAGTCGTTAGTGACGTATGTATTTTTCTTTTTGCTAAAAAGTCCCATGTGTTTCTCCTAGTTATCTGAAATAATAAACAACGAAGCTGACTGCCCCAGTTCCTATTAACCACGCAATACGTTCCGCAATTTTGACGGAATGATTATTGCTGACCGCAACATCACGAAGGTTTTCGATGTCGGCTTCTTGTTCGTCTGCCCGATATTCCAGACGATCAATTCTTTGTTGGGAGGCTATAAGCCTCTCCTCAATCCGAGCCGCAATAATTGTAGACTCGTCTAATTTTTTCTCAATTCTGTCCAAGCGATTAGTATCCATTGTTTTATCCATTACCTTACGGCCTACCACCGGCCATCCGGACAAGTGGATTGTTTTAATGCTGTTTTCATGTGAGTTACGCACCCGCACAATGAACACACCTTTAATCCGAATTTTTCTGCTCTATGTTCACAGTCCATGCAGATTTCCCTTCGCTTATCTTTCCAGTGCTTAGTCTGAACATTGGGAAATCCGTAAGCTAAGAACAAAAGACCCCAACTGTCGTTGCCGAAAAATCCGTAATCTTTGTAAATTTTATTAACTACTTCTGGCAGGAGAGTTGTCTCATTGTCAGAGTAAGTTTTTAAAAGTTTAGAAACTTTGGGTCTTATGCGTAGCTTTCGGCAATCTCTCCAAAACCTACTGTCGCATCTCTGTGAAAATTTGTAATGCGCTGTTATAAAATCTAAAGTTTGTAAACTCTTTTTAATCGTCCTTTGATTAAATCTCTTCTTTCTTACTGCCAAATCAACGTGGTCGGCAGTTAGCAAGGGCTGTAGGTTGTGTAACGCAACATGAGTAAGCGCAATTGCGGTACTTTCTAAAGGCTCAATAAACATTGATGCTAGGCCAATAGATATTACGTTTCCCTTCCAAGGCTCCTTTCTATGCCCAGACTGAAAGTTTACCAATCGGGGCGTTAGTGTTTCTGTGTCGTAGCCATACTCTTCGTTGAGATGAGCTAAAAATTCTTTCTTTGCACCTTCCGAAGAAGTGTGCCGAGAAGAGAAAACGTAACCTGTTCCTACTCTGCTTTGCAGTGGTACGTTCCACACCCATCCATTCTTTAGGCCGTGGCAGTACGTTGTGTTCCTTTTCTGCGTAGCTTCATCTAAGTAGGGAAGTTGTACTGCCCACGCGCTATCGCAAAAAAGCTCTTTCTCGTATGACACCCAAGGTGATGGGTTTAAAATAGACGAAAATCCCGTAGCATCTAAGTAGTAATCTGCTTCGATTTCGGCGGCGTTATCCAGTACTACAGCCGATATATCTTCGTTATCCCACCTAATCTCTGTAACAGTGCCATGCGTTAATTTTACGTTATCCCTAGTTAGGGAAAGTTCTCTCAGAAGCTTTGCGTACTTGGTAGCATCTAAGTGAAATCCCATCCCAATATGCGGGAGGTTTTTAGTATCTTTGAAACCCTCTTGGCGTAGCTTTGCCATCCCAAGAGTCTCACCTACCCAGTTGTACTGGCCCGCCCCAGACGGGACGTTTACGAGCCCGTGATTAAATGCGTCTAGCGCACCTTCGTCCTGACCGTTGATAAAAAAAGGATGAACCCACTTAGTTTCTTTCTTAAAAAAGTTTGCAAACTCAATAGTGAATTTGCCGGTTCCATCAACCTTATCTACCCATGTCCTACTGTTAAATTCTTTAAAGCCGGTGCTGGTATGGAAATTCTCCAAATATGGTAGGGTACTTTCCCCAACCCCAATAGGCTCATTTACTTCTGGCTCTATAATCTCAACTTGAAATTTGCCAAACTTACTTAAATATGCGGCGGCTGACCAACCTGTTGTTCCTCCACCTACAATACAGATCTTCTTACTGTGGTAACTCACGGAATTTTGCCCTCGCAGATGCCCGCCCCTCAGTAATTTCCTCTGGTACTGGTACTCCCGTTTCTAATTGACGAATGACGTACCAATCTGTCGAATGCAGATAGTCCTTTGCGGCGTAATTATCTTTAAGCATCTTGGTTATTGCTTTATCTTCTTCTACCGTTTCTAGGTAAATTAGAATTTCTTCTGCTTGCTCTGGTGTAATACCCGTAGTTTCTCCGCCCCATGTAATTTCTTTAACTGAGGTGCTGAACTTCAGAATGTCATACTCAAAAGAAAAGACCGGCTTTAGAGAAGTCTGTAAGGCAGTCTCCATCCCAACCTTCACTACTGAGGTTATCTTGCCGTCATGTATCATTTGGTGGTGGTTCATTTTTTTACCCTTAATAAAAATACGTCCAGTAAGAAGTATCTACTGTCTGATCCTCGTAATAACCGGCCGCTGTCTGGCCCCAATAAGACCCAGAAACCCCGCACTGGATGGTGCAAACCCACGGACACTGCCCCACCTGAGTCCACCCACAGTTGTGGCTTTGTCCGGAAGGGCAAGCACATGATGGGGCGGCATTCCCGCAAGGCCCAGACCATCCAGACTGCCCGTCACTACAACTCACATACCAGTAAGCAGTACCCGAATTGGCACTTACTTGTGACCATGTGCCAATGTTCCCGTAAGTAGGCGGAATCCATACACTCTGTGTTTCAGACTGTTGGGTGTACACCTTTCTCCACATTTCTGTACTAGCGGATGATCCGGAAGAAATTGTAGAAACTGCGTTACCCATCCCATTTCCATGAACAGTGCAGTAATATTTCAAAACACTCGGAGCATTAGTAGGAACTGCAAATTCTACCTTCGCCCCTGCCTGTCCTGCCGTACCTGTGACGGTAACTCCCGTAGTATAACTAGCATCAGAAGCATCTCTGAAAGCTAACGGATGTCCGGCGTTTGTGCTGTCACTCTGATCAAACGTATAAGTAACACCTTTCTGAAGCGTCAGTACGGGAAACGGTGCGTCATTGAACGCAAACTTATTGCCGCTAGAATTGACAATTGTAACATCAAAAGAGTCAACACTCCCCGTAGGAGCTAAGTCAATTTTCTGTACATCAGACCCATTAAAAGTGATGTTTTGGACAACTGACCAATCAAATGTCGCTGTTGGCATTGTGTAAAACCTGTATCTCGTTTGCGTCCAAAGTTAATACAGATACACCTGTCTCTTTAATAACACGTTCATCGTCTGTTGTCGATGAGAAATGCAGAGAAAACATCTTGTTACAGTTACTTTCTACGCGCAATTCTAAGTCAGGTTTGTCTGTATTGTTTACCATACTAATCTCAAGATGTGATTGTCAGAGTTGTTCCGGAATAGCTAAACGTAGCCCCAGCGGGGCCTTGAATTCCCTGCGGGCCTTGAGCGCCGTCTTGTCCGTCAACGCCGTCCGTCCCAGCCCCAGCGGGGCCTTGAATTCCCTGCGGGCCTACGGGCCCAGTGGCTCCTGTAGGGCCAACTTGGGCTTGCGTATGGGCCGTTACATATGTGTTGATATCATTGATATCGTCTGTAGTAACGGCCCCATCAGCAACCAATTCAGCTAATACTTTTGCTTTTGGCATCTAGTCCTCCTAGCCTTGAGAAGCCACCCACTCTTCAAAAGCCATAATGTGCGTTTCTGCAACAAATGTAGCGACTTCATCAGAGGTTAGATTAGCCGGTAAATCTCTCAGATATTGTCTGTAATCTGTCCAAAGAGTTTTTGTTTCCTCAGACATATTATCCACACTATCAGAGAAAAATCGCCAATCAGACTTAGCAAGCTCAATATCGCGGTGCAGACGAACTGCATGAAGCGCAATATTGTGTTCCTGTTGATTTAAAGACATTTCTTTCTCCTAATATTAATTATGTATAACAATGACTTAACCACTTAAATTAGACAGAAAGCCAACATTGGTGCTTGGGAAAGACCGATTCGGGCCCCAAAGAACTCGGACACCACCGTTTCCACCCTGACAGTAATAAGCCGTACCGCCGAGCGAGGTTCCCCCACCGGCTCCACCGCCGCCAAACATTCCTCCTGATCCTGAGTAACGAGTACTTGAACCTTTGTTTGAAGCATATCCGTTAGTTGCGGCCGATACCTCTGCCGTAGTTCTAGGCATGCCGGTACTATCATTATCTGTCGCACCAAAGTTAGGATAGCTATGGCCGCCCGCACTATTAGAAGTGCCATCTTCGCCACCCGATCCGCCAACGCCACCATGATGATTAGTTGTGCCGTTGTTGTTGTTGTAGAAAGAGTTTGAGTTAAAGCCGCTTCTTATACTTGAATAAACACCAGAAGGCCCTTCTCCGAAGAGGCCCACGCCACCTCCCCCACCAAATGAATAGGTTGAAGATTGGTATCCACCTCCACCCGAGCCCGCACCACCTGTACCATCAATACTGTTGTTCAGTGTGTTGCTACCGTTTCCTGTGGATTGATACCCATAATAGCCATTTCCGCCACTTCCTGAGTAGCCTCCTGCGCCACCTCCACCGCCGTAGCCATTGGACGAACACATTCCGCCCCTACCTTCACTAATGTTTCCAGGGGTAATACTTCCTGCGAGAGGTTTAGCAATGTTAGAAAAAGCAGTACAACTATGTCTCCCGCCTTCAGCCGTAAATAGAAGTGTGCCGTTTTTAGAGATAGTAGAATCTTGTCCGTGACCAGTATTCCAACCACCTACACCGGAAGAAATTTCTATGGTATCTCCTGCTACTACAGCGATATCATTGGCCCACGCTAGTGCGCCACCCCCGCCCGCTGAGTTAGCCCAATTACCTGCTCCTGCGGCCCCTGCGCCAACGAGTACGGCACAGAAAGAAGTAACGCCATCCGGCACTGTCCAAGTAGTAGTCTTTGGCCCAGAGTGTTGACTTGAGTCCATTTGAGCTTCAAAACAAATGACTTCTCCACGCGGGAAACCAACAGTTGAGCCGAGAGTACCAAGCCATTGTCGTTTAGTGGCAGTCGCACCCACACAAACAAATATTTCGCCGTTTGTTGTGTTGATAAACATAGTTCCTAAAGAATCTGCATTTCCTGTACTTGTTGTTGGATCTCCGGCAGACGTAAGATTTGATACCGCCGCACCATTAACAAATTTTTGTAGGGTTGCGTTATATACCAGTGTCTGGCCCGCTGATGCCCCACTAATTTGGAAACCTAAGTTCCCAAGTGCCGCATTAGGACTCTGGAGGTCACTGAGGTTATTGGCTTGCAATAAGCCAAGAGCGGCGATTGCGTCTGTTTCACTATTGATCGCTTCGATAGCTTTACCCAAATACACCAGATCCTTTGGATCGGTAGTACTCGCGGCCAAAGCCTGAGCTTTGGAATCTATCGCGGTGATCAGCGTATTAAAGTTGTAAGCTGTCATTCTTTATACTCCGAGGTTTAGTAAGTTTTCGTCTTCTAGGGCTATAATTTGTTCATCACGGGTGGCTAGAAGAGCATCCACTTGGTTTTGGGTGTAAGTATTAGCTACTTGAAAGGTTCCAAACGCCGCTATCGTGATTTCATCCCCTGTGTTTGCAGGGGTTCCGAGGATAACCTCGATGTTGTTGGTTGCAGTATAGTCAGACGGGGTTAAGAGTACGCCATTCTGAAATACT